TTAAAACAAGTCATTTTCGGCGACAAACGTTTTTAAGTCGTCGAAAGTAGGGCAATCGGCTTTTGTAACTTTTGCCGATACGGTTACGTTGTCTTTATCGGTCGATACCGTCCACGTTTTAGACTGTTCCGTTACCTTGTAAATTTTCCCGTCTTTTTCGATTTTCATTTTACACCTCCGATTTTTCGATTTTGATTATTTTTTCCACCTTACAACCGCAAAGAGTGCAAGTGCGTTTTACGGCGGTAACGGCGGATTGTTCCGTCGTTTTTGCATTTCCGCACGGGTTAAACGTGTATGACCCGTCGGCGTTTTGATTTTCGATTTGATTTGTCCTACCGCTTAAAATGACGGTAATTTTATACGGTCTTTTTTCTTGATTTTTCATTTTGTGCCTCCTGTTGCGGTTGTTTCGATTTGACAAAACTAAAATAATGTGTTACAATAGGTCTTACGAGGGGCGGTTGCCCGCCCGCTCTGCCTATCGCCGTTTTATTCGGCTTTGGTGTTTGCCTTGCTTGCCTTCGGCTTTTTAAGGGTTATCGTAACTTTGACTCTTTCGACGGTGTCGTTACTTTCAACCGCTTTTGCCAAGTCTTGCAAGGCTTTTGCTATGTTTTCCATATCCGCGACCTCCTTTTTAGATTTTCAAAGGTTTTTGTTTCCCTCAACCTTTGTAATTATATTATATCATATCCCCCGTGATATGTCAACACTTTTTAACGTATTTTCTAAAAAAATTTTTATTTTTTTTGAGAAAAAACGCCTTCCATTAGTGGAGGGCGTTTTGTCGTTATACCGAGATTTTTAATAAAGGAATAGCCGCGTTATTGACTTCGTCATAAAGATTTGATATAATAAATTTGCTACAATCATTACACTTCATATCTTGCGACTCGGTTATAACACGGCTAACGATATAACGACGCCCGTTTTTCTCGGTATGTCGATAATCGTATTACTATTATATATCGAACGACCGATAAAGTCAAGACTTCTTGAAGTGTAAATGTAAATTTTTCGCTTTAAGGAGTCTTTTTGTTTATGACGATAGCCGAAAGGATTTTCTATCTTTTAGAAAGACGCGGCAAGCGGTCAAGCGACCTTGCGCGCGCGTTAGGTGTGCGACAAACGACGGTGTCGGAGTGGAAAACGGGAAAGCGCGAGCCGTCGGCGACGCAATACGCAAAACTTGCCAAATATTTCGACGTGTCGCTCGACTACCTTATAACGGGGCGCGAGCCGCGCGACGCACCCGTGCAACAAATAATCGGCAACAACAACTCAAACAATAATGTTTCGACTTATTCGTGCAACGCGACGGGCGGGCTGTCTGATTACGAGCGGGAATTGCTGAAAGTGTGTGCGAGTTTTGATATACGCCGCAAAACCGCGCTTTTAACTTATGCTTATAATCTCGAAAAAGAAATGAAAGAAAACAACTCGAAAAAGAAATGAAAGAAAACAAGGAGTCTTAATTATGAAGTGGTTTTACAATCTTAAAAGGGTTAAAAGAGTTATTATCGCCGTTGTTTCGTGGTTGCCGTTGTTTATTTTTGCGGGCGTTATAGGCGGAACGTCGGGCGATAACGCCAACGTCGAAACGTGGCAAGCGTTGATAATTTGCGTATTGCTTGCCGTCGGTATCACGTTTACCGTGTTTGCCGTCAAAGCACGACGCAAGGAAACGCAAGCGGAACGCGACGCAAAACGCGCCGAAAGAGCCGCCGACGCAAAACGTGTTGCCGACGAACGGGAAAGGCGCGCGGCGTCCGTTGTTACTATGCCCGACTCGGTTATAAATTCGCCCGTCGTTAAAATCGATTTCCCGATTTTTACAAAGGCGGTCGGAGTAACTTTTGACAACTGCCAAAAACACATACAAGAAAGCAATGTCGGCGACGCGGTTTTGATAAAACACAAACCGACGGAGGAATACCCCGAAAGTACGGATATTGTAAACGCGCGGACGCGTAAGCGCGTCGGGCGGCTTAAATCCGATCTTGCGTGGGAATTTTTAGGCGAGTTCGACGAACGTTTTACGCTTGACGGCGAAATTGCCGATATAACGGGCGGGAACGACGGACAAAATTACGGTTGCAATATAAAAATAGTCGGCGAGCATTACGACGAATAGCCGCCGCAAGCAAAGAAAAACGCCCCGACAAGGGCGTTTTTCTTTGCTTGTCAATTAAAATGTTTTTCACCGAGTCGGGTTGCCCAACCTTCAAACCATATTCGATCGTAGGGCGGTAGGGTGAGTCCGAGTCCTTTTCGTATCTTGTATTCGCGATACCAATATCGAACACAAGAGGGAATACTTACAAGAAACGGCATAAATACGCCGAGCATAATATTTTGTAAACCGTGTCCGCTTTCGTGTTGTAGAGTATGTAAAGACGGGTTTTTATTGACGACGAAAAACGCGCCGAGTTCAAAACCGCCCCAACCGCTCCCGACTTCAAAATAAATCAAATAATGAAAGCGTTTCGGTTTATGCCCCGTAACAAGTAGAGCAAGGGCGACAACGACGCCGCAAAGCGTCATAAGCAAGCCCCACGTTAAAGACAAGAGCCAAAACGCAAACGCTTTAAGGGTTTTCATTGTCTGCCTCCTTCGGTTTGTTTTTTAAGTCGTATAAAGTAGCCTCGATTTGTTGTTTAAGCCACGTTTCGGGGTTGCCGTAGTTCTCGGTTATGTATTTTTGCACGTCGCCCGTAAGTTGTTCAAGTGCCGACGTCAAAGCAAGGTGTAACGCCTCCTCTTGTGAGTCTTTCGTCCACGCGTCCGTACCTTTAATCGACTCAACGTACGTTTGATACGTTCCCTTTACGGCGGACGATACGGCGTCGAGTGCGGCGGTTAAAAAGCCGCGCGCTTTTTCGTTTTTTACCTTAACGCTTATAAGCGATCTTACCTTTGCAAGTACCCACGCAACGAGCGCGGCGACTACAAAAGCGGCAATTTGTATAAGTAAGTTTTTCCAATCCATTTTTTAATCCTCCAATATGTTTTTACCGTCGTTTTGTAAGGGGTGTTCGGGCAAGGCGATTAAATCGTTGTATAAGTCCGTTATAACACCGTTTCCGCCGAGTAAATGATACGACTCATACTCCCGACGTAATGCGTCTTTCGCATAAATAGAGCAAAAGCCGCGCTCGGTGTACTTTTCGTGTTGACGGATTATTTCGGCGCGCAAAAGACTTTGCAAGCCGTTTTGTATTGCCACGTTTTTTGCTTTGCTGTTTCTAAAATTACCGACGACGGACGTTATAACGACGCCAACGGTCGTACTTATAAACGCGGTTAAAATCGTTGCCCAAACGTTCATTTTACGCCTCCACAAACCACTCGTCGCGGAGCGACGCGCCGTTATTGTCGGCGATTTCGTCTTTCGTTTTCCCGTTAAGATCGTTGACCCAAATTTCGAGTGCGTCGTCGATTTCGCGTTGTGTTAAAATGCCGTTGTTTTTATCCGCGTTCGCCGTTTCGAGCCACTTTTCTTTGCTGAATACTTTTTTTGTCGTGTTTGCCATTTTTTAGATTACCTCCGTTTTGTTTGCTGTAATTGCTTACTATTTTTTTAAGTTTGTTTTTCGGTGCGTACGGATAGATTTTTTCTTTGTAAAATCCGCACGCGTTTATGTGCGATAGCCAACCGATAAGCGATAAAAGACTCATTGCTTGACGCGGTGTTATGTGTTGCGTCTTTTTAACCTTGCGCACCCGTCGGCATAACCGAAAAAATATTTTTTTGCGAAGTATCGTTTTGTTTTTATAAAACCGATACCCGACAAAATCAATCGGACGCGAGTTAATTTTCCAAACTTGCCAATTATCTTTTATCTTTAAGCCGATACCGTGCAAATAGTCGTCGATCGCTTTTACTGCTTTATGCAACTTTCGTTTGTTAGAGTCTATCAAAACCATATCGTCAACGTATCGGACGTAGTATTTGACGTGCAATACTTCTTTGATATAGTGGTCTAAACCCTCCAAGTAGAAATTTGAAAACCATTGCGACGTATAATATCCGATAGGTAGATGATCGCCGCCGTTTTCGAGGACTTGTCCGACAAGACGTAAAAACTTGTCGTCTTTGATTTTCCGTTTAAGCATATCGAGCAATATAGACGGGCGGACACTGTCGAAAAACTTTGATACGTCGAGTTTTGCAACGTAGCGCATTTTTTCGTCGCGTATAGCCGTTTCGATGTACGCCTTCGCGTCAATGCCGCCGCGGTTCGGAATACTGCCGCAACAATAACGGTACATACCGCGCGTTATAACGGGTTGCGCCGCTGTTATGATAAGCCAATGCACGATTTGGTCGGGGTAAAACTTCGGTATCGTGATTTTCCGTGTTTTACTACAAGAGCGGTCGTAAATTTCGATATGTTCGTTTGGCGAAAGTTTTACCGTTTCGGTTTCGAGCATTGCTTTTAATTTTTGCGCGTAACCGTCAATATCGCTTAATATCGCTTTGACATAGAGCCGATCCGTTTTACCTTTCGCGGCGTTTTTAATCGCTTTCTTGATAAAATCGACGTCGCACATTTTCTCGTATAGATAACCGACTCTTTTCATAGAATATCCTTTAATCTTCTTGCGGTCTTTCAATGACTTACTAAACCGCCCTCTTTGTGAAGTGTTTTTTGCCAAGGGGCAAGGATTATACGCGCTTTTACGAAATAACAAGATTAAATGCGACCCCCGATATTCGAGTTCGCGTTCGACGGATTGTAATTACCGTTCCAATTCCACAAACCCGCGATCGTCGTGTTGTTCCAATCCCCGCCAACCGCAAGGACAGAGCCGACGACGTTCGCGTCGGGGAGTGCGCGTAATACCCTTTGTTTTTGTCGCTATAAAGCATACGCCAAGGGGGAGGTATCCCCCTTGACAATCCCTCTCTTAAAGAGGTTTATAGCAAAGGCGACCCCCGATAATCGAGCCCGCGCCCGACGGATCGTAAGAACCGTTCCAAAACCACAAACCCGCGATCGTCGTGCGGCTCCAAACCCCGCCAACCGCAAGGACAGAGCCGACGACGTACGCGTAGTCGCAAAAGTAGGTTGTTGCGCTACCGCCGACTTCCGTTGCGTATTGTATAAGGGGGTTGCGTCCGAGCGGTTCAACCTTTTTAATATAGCCGCTACCCGCCGAGCGGTTGCCTTGATAAACGTACGGCGACGCGGTTTTGCCCGCGGTATAAGACGCGGGGTCGGTGCAAACGTAAACTTTTTCGGACGAGAAAGATATACCGTCGCACCAAGTGAAAGTATTTCCCCACAAATTCTCAATACCGCGATACTTGCAAGCGTGTTTGCCGTCGGTGTTGCTTTCTTCCGACCCCGACGGGGTTTTTACGGCGTCCGTTCTGCCCGTGGCGACCGCCGCCGAATTGTTGTTTGCATAACCATACATAACCGATTGTGAGTTCGTTGTTTTCATTTCGACGAGCCACAATTCTTTTATGATAAGGTCAATTAAGAAGTCGTATTGCTGATAACCTGCGCCGTTTGCTTTGCAACCCGTGCGGAAGTTGTCGCAAGTAATGTTTACAAGCACGGTTGCGCCCGACTTTGAATACACGCGTGCCGCCGACCCGCTACCTTCGTATTTACCCACGAGGACGTAGTCGAGTTCGTTTCCGAGTCCGTCAACAAACAACGTCGAAAAACCTTCGTATCGGATACCCGATATTTGGTGCTTGTATGTACCGTCGGCGTTTTTCGTGATTTTGGAATAAAACTTCGGTATTTTAATAAACACGTTGCCCGACGCGTCCGTTACTTCTTGCATATCGCACCACGGATAACAACGGTCAAAATCGCTCGTAATATCCGTTGTGCCGACCGTGTAAGAAAGTCCGACGGCGTCGTCCGTTCGCGTAAGGGCGGACGGGGTAGACGACCCGACTTTATCTACACCGTAGATTTTTGCTTTTTCAATGTTCATAGTGTTAGTTACCTCCTTCGAGTGCGGCAAGCCGCGTTTTTATTTTCTTAAATTCGGCGTCAATTTCGCCGCCGCGGGAATACCCGACGGCTTTTTCCGCCTCTGCCGATTGTGCGGCATAAATCGCGATTTGCGCGCCGCCACCCTCGAATTGAATTGCGGCGAGTGCTTTCCACGCTGTCGAGCCGTCGCCAAGTTTCAAAACCTTATTTGTGGTATCAAAACCAAACTCGCCCGACGCAAGCACGGGATTTTTACTTGTCCAATTCGCCGCGGTGTCTTGTCTGACTTTAATTGTTACGGTTAAATTCCGCGTTGCCATTGTTTACCTCCTTTATGCTTTGCCGCCGTTAATTGTTATAGTGTCGGTAGACATTACAACGTTTGCGCCGTCTTTTAAGCCCGTAACGGATTTAGCCGCAAAGTTCGAGTTAAAGTTAGCCGTTGCGCGGGCGGTTGTAAAATATAGATTTGCACCCTCTGCAACGTCGCTTGTAGTAAGCACAACCGCTCCCGTTTTTCCGTTTACCGAAAGGACTTTACAATCGGGAGTGCGCAACCAAACCCAATTTGAAATTTGCGACGGATCGTCGGCGTTTAATATATAAGATTTGTTTTCGTCCGTGCGGACTGCCACGTCGCCGCGTTGTGCGTCGAGCGCAAGCATTGCGGCTTGACTGTCAACGACGAAAGTTTCCGTAATTGCGATTGCGGGAAGTATGCCGCCGTCAAGTTTTCCGTCGCTACCGAGTACGGGAACGTTGCCCGCCGCCGTTCCGACGTTTTTACCCGCCGCCGTTCCCGCGTCGCTAATCTTTGAAAGCGTAAGCGAGGGGATAAGTGCAACGGCAATTTTTGCGTTTGTGTCAAGCACGGGTACATTACCCGCCGCCGTTCCCGTATTTTTCTTTGCGGCTGTTCCCGCGTCTGTAATTTTGGAAAGAGTAAGAGAGGGAATATCTGCCGCCGTAAGTTGCGTCGCGTTCGTAATAATGCCTTGTGCGTTTACGGTCAATTTCGTATAAGTTCCCGCCGCTACACCCGAATTTGCAAGCACGAGTATATATTCGACATTACCGCTACCGTCAAACGTTTTGGTGTTTGTTACAACCGCCCCCTTGAAAGTGATACTTCTCGCCGTTTGTAGTTTTACTGCCGCGTCTGCGAGTTCGGCTCGTGCGATTTTCCCCGACGCGGTTAAAAGTCCTATCCACGTTGCCGCCGTTTCGGTTTTTGAAAATAGAATATATGCCGCCACGCCGACCGTATCAACCCAAAGCGTACCAATATCGTAGTTTATATCGGTTGTGGTCGGGGCAACACTCTTTACTTCAACGTCGCCGCCGTCCGCATATTTTAACGAGTTGTACGCCGTCGAGCCGTCGCCTATCTTAAACTTTCGCGTATCGGTTTCAACGCCCATTTCGCCAAGCGACAAAACGGGGTTTTTACTTTTCCAAGTCGCCGCCGTGTCGTTGCGCATTATAAGCGTTACGTTAAGTGTCTTGTTTGCCATTTTGTTTATTTACCTCCGTTAGCATTGATTATTTTTATATCGTCCGCGGTAAGCCCGACGACAAAATACTTGTTTGTTGCCGTATCGTAGCGGTACGGCGTGTTTGTTGACGCGTCTATATAAAGCACGTTGCTTTCGCCGACGTCGGGGAAGTGTTCGCGATCGATATATTCGGTAACGCCGCCGCCCGTTTCTTCAAGCGCGGTAACGCGTTCGTCAAGTTCCGACAAAACGTCGGGGTATTCGTCTGCGACGATTTCGTCAACTTCGAGCCGTTCTTCAAACGTGATATTAAATATTTCGGTTTGCCAAACGATAGTATCGTCGCCGTCGGCTTTCTCGAAAATTATTTGCATATCTACGTTGCCTTGTTGTGTTACCTTGCGCGGGAATATGTAAGAAAGCCTTACCTTTTCGGGTTCGGAGTCCGTATCGTAAATAAAGTGTTGCGTTTTGTCCGCATAGGTCAAATCGCGGTTTACGATTTTTAGCGACGACGAAAAATCCGATAAATCTATATCGCCTTGCTTTTTATCGAGTATCATTGTCAACTCGTCGGAAAGATTGTTGCCGACAACACCCATACGAATAAAGTTTTGTTGCGGCTTTTTACCGCAAAAGGTAAGTTTCATTTTAGCCTCCTATGCGTCGCCGCCGCCTATAATGATTGTATCGTTTTCGGCTATCAAGCCGCCCGCCTCAAAGGTTGATTGCGCCACCGAGTCAACGGTTACGGTCGTTCCTTGTTTTTCGCCGATTTGCTGTTCGAGTTCGGCGATTTTTTGATCAACTTGTGTTTTTGTGTTCGACGCAAGGTTTGACGCGTCCGTCGCAACTTGTTTAGCCTCTGCCGCCTCGGTTTGCGCCGTGGTGGATTTGCTGTTTGCGTCGTTTGCTGTTCCGACCGCACTTTCCGCACTTGCTTTTGCCGCGTTAGCCGTTTCGGTTGCGCCTTCCGCTGTTCCGACCGCTCCCGCCGCCGTAGTCGTAGCGGCGTCGGCTTTGTTGTTCGCCTCATTTGCCGCCGATACGGCATTGTCTGCCGCCGTCTTTGCGTTGTTTGCAATCGTGTTTGCTTCTTGCGCTTTTGTATTTGCGGCGTTTGCGGTAGAAACGGCGTTCGTCGCCTTTGTTTCTGCGCTTGCGGCTTTTGTTTCGGCATTCGTCGCCTTTGTTTCTGCGCTCGCGGCTTTTGTTTCGGCGGTCGTTGCTTTTGCGTTTGCGGCGTTTGCGGTGGATACCGCGGCGTTTGCCGTCGTTATCGCTTGTTGCGCTTTTGTAAGCGCGTCGTCAACGATTGTTTTTATCGTCGCATAGTCGGCGACAGGTTTTATCAATTTTGTTAAGTTGACGATTTGTGTACCCGATATTTCAAACGAATAAATCGGGAGTTCGTAAGCGGTATTGACATTGTCGGCGGTTGCCGCGTAAACGTCGTTTTGTTCAAGTGTTATAGCCTCGAAAGTTCGGTTTACAATCGCTTTGAAAGTGCAATTTTCGTCGTCGGAGGGGTGGTACGTTTCGATACGCGCCACGATATACCCGACAAAACCGTCGAATATTTGCGGGCTTACGGTTTCCGCCGCCGTTACCTCGTTCATACGCCCTTGTACAACAAACGCTCCCGTGCCGATTTGTATTTTTTGTCCGACGATTTGCGCGGCGAGTTCCGAGCCATACCCCGCATAATATCCGTTTGCTTTGCTTTGATCTATAAAACGCGAGCGTACTTCAAGCGCATACAAATTCGCGTTGAAATTAAAACAACCTTGAAACGTTACGGGTTTTATCATTGCTGACCTCCTAATTTTTGATAACTTCGGTCAAAAGTATTTTCTTAAAACCGAGTTTGATTTTTGTATTTTTACCGTCGCCGTCAAGCGTGATTATTTTCTCGCTTATGGGTAACGTCTTAAATAACTTACCGTCGTAATAAAGGGCGACCTTCGTATAAAGGCGGTATCCCGAAAAGTCTATCGGGTCAATCGTTTTATTGTTGTCGATAATGATATTATCAACGTATCGCGCGTTAGCGAGTTCGTAAACCGCGTTAAATTGCGCGTCCGCCAAATATTCCGACTCATAATACTTTGCCTTTACGGGGTAGAGCCGCCCGTCGATATTCCCGTTTTCGTCCGATTGTACAATGTTGTTGTTTTTATCGCGGTAATAATAGACGGTTGCAATAGTGGAGGGGCGGGGCTGATATTTCGGGATATAAACGGGGTTTCCGTCTTTATCGGTAACGGGATCGCCGTTTGCGTCCGTCTTTTGCGTTGTGGTATAAATGATATTGCCGTCCGCGTCCGTTTCGGGCGTTTCGACGTTGTATTTGATAGTTGCAACCGTTTTATTTGTCGTTGTCGAAGTCGTGGTTAGTTCGTGGATAAAGTCGCGTAAATCGACGCTTACGGCGTCCGTACACTTAACGAACGTAAAGACAATTTTTCCCGACGCGACGTCGTAGTAACTTTCGATATTGTACTCGTAGTATTTCAAGTAACATTTCAAGAATTTGTACGCATTGACAAATTGATATGTACCCGCATAACTGCCGTACGTTGTCGTCGTGTCGGTGTTATCGGTCGGGATATTGACAACAACGGGGATTTTATTTACTGCCGTATCTTTGCCGTCAAAGACTTGCGTTTTTACCTTTGTAAAGATAGCCGACAACCGCCCGTCAAAACTGCCGTCGGCGGTGTAGTCGAGTAATATTTCGGTATCCCACAACGTTTTGAAGTCGAGTCCTTTTACTTTGCGCTTGTTGTGTTCGGGTGTTATTCCGTCGGCAAAGCAAGCGTATTCGTAGTTTCCGCTATCGTCGTTCAAGACTGCTATTTTTGCGTCGTTAATATCAACGTCGCAAACGCCCTCGGCGGAAAACGAGTCGTTGTCGTAAACGCGGGTCGTTAAATCGTACGTCGCGTTGTCAACGTTCGTAATATGCTTTTTGTTTTCGTCGTATATTGCGATATACACGCCCGCCGCCTCCTTTTAGTCGAATAAATAACGTTTGATTGATACTTCGATTGCGCCGTCGTCGTCCGCGGTCATATTTGCGCCGATAAAATATTCGCCTTGCGGCAAGTATAAAAACGATTGTTTCGTTTTGTCGGTCAAACCGTAACCGTTTGTCGATACACCGTCCGTCGTAACCGTGATTTTTTTTGTCGTCGGCTCGATTAAAATTTCCGTGCCGTCGGCGTTGTTTGTGGAAAGCGCGATTTCTTCGATTGTCTTACCGTCAAGAGATTGTAAGTAAAGACGTATATTGTTCGCTATCGCGCCCGTAATGCGTATTGTGATAGGTGCGTCAACAAAAAACGAGTTTGTGATTTTGTACTTTGACTTAAACACGCGCCCCGCAAATCCGAACGGAAAACCGAGCGGGAATTTTGTATCTTCGGCGCGGGTCGATTTCAAAGCAAAAGACTCCTCGACGCGTTCATACCAATATGTTTGACGTTCAAAAGAAAACGTTTCGACAAATAAACCTTCTTCGTTTATTTCCGATTTCGGCGCACTTTTCAAAACAACGTCGCAATATTTATCGGTAATGCCGTCGTCATACTCAAACAAAAATATCGACGTGCCGCACTCCGCGAGAAAACGAAGTAATGCTTTGTAATTGCTGTATCCGTTCGATCCGTCCGCGTTGAAATAAATCGAAAGGGTTATCGGGTCAAATTCGGGCGTAACGTTTGTAAGGTGTTTGCCTTTTTCGCTTTCCTTGTAAGACAACGAAAAGTTGTTGCCGAGTCCTTGCGGTTCGGCGGCAAGCGCGGTTTCGCCGTTCAAGTCAAACGAATTTGATTTGTCGTAGGTGTGTAGAATAAACCGCCTCATTACATAGCCTCCGCAAGTTTCATATTGATTTCGCGGACAAGTTTATCGGTATCAACTTCCGCCGCGTAGTTTTGTATCGTAACCGTGATATTTTGCGTTGTGTTTTTTGTGCTGTTGTCGTAGTTGTAAATATCGCCCGACGTTCCCGTGCTGTTGCCGTTGTCGTAAACCGTGCCGCCGCCTTCGGGTTGTTTCGGCGGGGTGGAGTCAATTATAGCGTTGACGTCGTCCATACCTTTTATATTTGACGTGTCGATACGGAGTTTTACTTCTGCGATACGGTTTATGTGGACGCCAAGCCAACCGAGCGATTTGTTTACGCCGTCTATAAGTTTGTTGATTATTCCTATAACGAAGTTTACGGCGTCCTCGACAACACCGACGACGATATTTATAATTTTTACGACGCCGCTAAAAATCTTTGTTACGACATTCCCGAAAACCTTAAACAACGGTGCAAGCCAACCAAGCAACGTACCGAGCATTTGCAACGGCACTTGCAAGGCTTGTAAAACGATTTTTAACGGTATCAACGCAACCGACAAAAGGGGTTGCAAAATACCGAATAACGCTTGTATCGCAATTTGTATCGGCATTAAAACCATTTCAACAACCGTCATAAGCATATCGAGTAGCGGCGATATAATATCGAATATCGCTTGTATAATGCCGATAACGGGTTGCAACGCCTCCGATATAACGTTAATCGCAACGGCAAGTATGCCGCCGACAAGGTCGATTATCGGTTGTAAAATCGACATAAGCAAGTCAAGCACTTGCATTACTGCGTCAAGGGCGGGTTTTAACGCCTCGCCGATAGTGGATACAAGATTGTTTATTGCCGCGCGGAACGCCTCGCAACGCGTGTAAAGTAGCAATAGAATTGCCGCGACAACCGCGATAATAAGTATTATCGGGTTTGCCGCAAGCGCGGACAATCCCGCTTGAAGTGCGGGAATAGCCTTTATAATTCCGCCGACCGCCGAAACTACTTTGCCAATACCGAGCGCAAGCGGGGCAAGTGCCGCCACCACGAGCAAGGCTTTGACGGCAAATTCTTGTTGTTCGACCGTAAGCGTATTAAACCAATCGGCGAGTTTTTGCAATTTCGGCACGACGTCGTTGTTTATCATATCCGCAATGCGTTGAAGTAGTGGTGCGAATGACGCGCCGATTTGCAAGCAAACGTTTTTCAAAGACTCTTTAACACGATTAAACGTGTCGTCAAGCGTTGCAAGCGTCTTTATTTGTTCGTTTGTCAATGCGCCGAGTGTTGTAAATTCGTCTTTAAGTTTGTTAATGTTTTCTGCTCCCGCATTGAGAAACGGGATCATTTGGTTAGCGATTTTATCGCCGAAAATTTCATTTGCATAAGCGGTTTGCAATGTTTTGTCTTTCATAGACGCAAGCGCGGTCAATATACCGTCAAACATTTGTTCTTTGTTTTTGAAGTTGTCAATATTGAGTCCGAGCGATTGCAACGCTTTTGACGCATTATTTATCGTTCCCGCCGATAAATCAACGAGTGCGGCACGCGCTTTTACAAGTGCGTTGTTGAAAGTATCCACACCGACGCCCGTTTGTAAGGCGAGGTATTGCCATTCTTGCACCTTTTCGGCGGATACGCCGAGTTGTTGCGATAAGTCGTCAATTTCGCCGCCCGTTGCCGCGGCTTTTATTCCGAGTGCGGATAAGCCCGTCAACGCCGCCCCCGCCGCCGCTGAAATAGGCGTCAAGGCTTTACCAACGCCCGAAATTGCGTTGCCGACTTTCGTTACGCTTTCCGAAATAGCGTTGAATTTTATTTGATTGATTTTTTCAAGTTGTTTTTCGAGTTGTTGCGCTTGCAATTCGGTTTTTGCAAGTTCCGATTTTAATTTTCGATATTGATCGGTGTCAATGTTACCCGTGTTTTCCAAGTATTCCAAACGGCGACGCAACACGTCCGCATTGTTCGCCGTTTGGTCTATTGCTTGTTGCGCGACTTTTTGCGCGCGGGAAAATTTAGCCGAGTCAAACTTTAATTCGAGGCTCTTTTGCAATGCGTTTAATTCGGATTGCGACGATTGCGCCGCTTTCCGCATAGATGACATTTCTTTGTTGAAAGACGACGCGTCCGCGCTTATTTCAACGGTTAATCCTCTAACGCTTTCCGCCATTTGTTGAGCCTCCTTTTAAGAATTTGACCGCGTCGTTTTGTGAAACGTCGCGTATAGAAATGTTTTTTTCTTTTGCCTTTGCCGTCCGCATTTGTCGTATCATTTGTTTTAGATTTGCAATATCAATCGACATTATAAGGACGTAAAGGTCGTTAAAGTGCGACCGTGCGATAAACACGTCTTGTATTTTGTGTTCGACGCATTTCTGCATAATCGCAATGTAGCGCGGCACGGTTAAGGGTTTACTTTGGTTGTCTGCCGACGGGTCGAGTCGTTTATAAATTGCCAACAACCGCATAAATTCTTCGCCGTGCTTTACAAGTTTTTTGAGTCTGCCGTTGCCGTAGAAAGCGCGATTTCAAAAACGTACTTGATTTTGTCGGTAAGGCGGGTAAGATACGCCATATCCGCCAAATCAAACATTTTCAAAAACGTTTTCCAATCGGCGAGTTTATCGCTTTCGATAAAGCAATAGAGGGCTTTAAGGTTTGACAAAATATGCGCTTTATTATCTACAAGCCCCGCCGCGCCGACGCGTTCGACGTACGCAAATAACGTTTCCGATTTTGCTTGCAAGGGGAAGTTTTGTTCCCAACGCTCCTCCGCAAAAAGCGACGTGTCGATTGCGACGTCGATTTCGCTTTCTTTGACAACGAGTTTTCCCGTGCTTTCGTCGATTTCTTTTTCGATTACGGGTAATTTTGTTTTAATCATTGTTGCCCTCCGCGTGCGTTATTCTGCCATTTTCGGCAAAACGACTTCGCTACCGAAAATGTCGTAACCTTCGTCGTCGGGTGTTACGGTCATTTGCCAAACGACAACCTCGTTGCCCTTGTCGTCCTTGTAGTTCGCACCGTTCGCCGCTAAAAGGGGAGTACCGCTGATTTCGAGTGCCGTATCGAAAGACGACTCGTTAATATCGTCGGTGTTTTGGTCGAACGACTCGGCGGGGCGCGTAGACGTTACGCCGTAAAGCATTGTTTTTGCAATAGGCATTGCGCCTTCTTCGTCGATACCGCACGTTTCAAAGTAGATAACGTGCAAAATGTTTTTGAGTTGCTTAATATCCGCAAGCCCTTGCGCGGTGCGGATTTTACGACCCATAGCGACCTCGTAAGCGTCGCAAACGTTGTTTTGCGTAAGCGTCGCCGTCTTTCCTTTTTCGTTGACGATATGGACAATACGTTTACCGTCGCCGTAAATGCTCTTTGTAGACGAGTCGTTTTCGATCGCTATTTTCATTGATGTACCCATACTTTGGAACGCGCCAAAACCGCCCGACGCGTCGGGTACTGCATATTTGACGTTTTGCACGTTGAAACGTACAAGGGTTTTGTTTTTCTCTGCCATTTTGATTATTTACCTCCGTTTTGGATAGTTTTTTTAATTGCGTCAAAGACTTGCGACTCTGCACCGTCGAAACAACGACGGATAAAACCTTTGTGCGGGCTTTTGTCGCTGTATTCCAAAATGTTTGAAAGCGGTATGTCTTGTTTACCGCCGCCGCTTACCGTCTTTGTGTTGCCGACATATCGGCGATCTTTGTACTTTGTTTTGATTTGCCACGACGAGGACATATCGCCCGTGTCGCGCGGTGTCTGTTGTTCGACTGTCGATTTGAATACTTCCGCTCCCGCTTGAAGTGCGTTTTGTCGGGTATCGAAAGACGCGTGTTGAAAATCCGTTAAAATTTGCGTAAGGGCGTCGGGCATTTCGTCAAGACTGATTTTACCCGTAGTAATTCCTTGTCTTTTACTCATTGTCCGCCACCCCGAAATACACAAACTCGATATTTTCCCCGCGGAACGGGTTATCAATATCGGCAATGTCCGACGCGTCGTTTGCAAGTCGGAAATGTTTATCACTCAATATCGCGCGTTTGACCGCTTGCAACCGCGCTAAAACGTCCGTATAGCGCGGGTCGGTCTTTTCATACGAGTAGTAATAATTGACGTCGATATACACACGAGAGAGCATTTGTACGCCGTCGCCGTATGCGTGCGGACGGTTAGAAATAACACGAAACACGACGTACTCGTTTTGATTGACTTTCACGTCGGAATTTTCGATATAATCAGTTTCAACACGCCGCAAGTGATTTGATAATACCCCGTAAGGGAGTAGCGTGTTGTCGAGTATTTCTTGTATAACCGTCCTAACATCCATTATCTAACCTCGTATTTTTTTACTTGAAATTCGAGCATTTTGTTTTGTTGTAAGTAGTTATCCGCCGCCGACGCAAGTCGGAAAGCGTGCGCGTCGTCGATAACGCCGTTTATGTAAATTCGTACGTCTTTCGTCGTCAATGCGTCGTAAACGCTTTTAACGTAAGCCATACGAACGCGAGCGGGGCGTATAACGCCGTCGGCTTGTTGTTGAATAGCCGTCGCCCCATAGGACGAAAGCCACTCGACATAGAAACAATCGGTCATAATCGGATCGCCGTTATCGGTTGTGCCGATTTGTGCTTTGATTGTTTCCCACGACGTCGCCGCACCTTTACCCGCAACGTGTTTTGTGGATTGCACCGCAAATTTTACAAGCGTTCGTTTTTCTTTTACCGTCTGCGCCATATTACCTCCGCATTTGCGATATTAAAGCAACGATCATTCCGTCCTTTTTGACGATTTCGTCGGGCGTTCCTTTATCGACCGCGTCGGCGTAAATCGCTTTAACGGAATACGCGCGCTTGCTTGTGATTTTATCGGCGGGTACGCCGCTTTCGAGCATTAGTTCGACCGCCGCGTCGATAGAGTCTTGCACCTCTTGTCTTTTGTGCGGGTCTGCGTCAAAGTAGCCCATTTTATAGAGAATTTTATCAACTTCTTGCATTGTTGACCTCCTTAACGTTTACCGTTTCGTATCGGCTATGCGCCGACCCGCACGCAAGAGTAGGTATATTACAACCTCCGTTTAGTCGGATTATGCCTCTTTCTGTACGGTCATAAAGCCGTTATACATAGCGGGAGAGCCGCCGACAAAACCACTTACTTTGAAAGCGATTACGCCTTGCTTAAACTTGAAGTCGGTTGATTTTGCGATTTCAACGTCGGCAAAGTAAGCAAGTTCGTATCCTTTGAGTTTACCGTAAATCATATACGGCGCGCCCGCGGTAACGGTGGCGAACGGTGCAAGTTTGCTCGTACAAACAAACGGAATACCGTTAATCGTTCCCACATTACCGCGCAACACGATTTCGTACGCGCGTTTTTTGTCCGTGCCTTTAACTTTTGCAAACTCTTTAAGCGTGAGTTTGTTCAAAATCAAAGTAGCGTCGCCTTCGACGTCCTCGTCGCCGCCATAGTCGAAAATGATATTATCGAGCGTATTTTCGTCGATAGTGGCAAGTGTTTTTCTTTGGTCTGCCGCAATGACTTTTGCGGGCGCGTTAACAATGCCGACGAGTTCGTTCGTACCGCTACCGTTTACGATTTGTTGAATTATTTTTTTGCGGTACGCACCGAGTACGGCGTTTTCAACTTCGGCAATATAACGTGCGGGCGGCAACTTTTCGACTTCTTCGTTGACTTCCGCGTATGCGGTTATTTTGTGCTTGTTAATATCCGCATAGTCGAAAGTCGGCTCGGCGTCGGTGTAGTCTGCCCCTTCTGCCGTGATACCGCCTTCGCCAATTGTTTTAAGAAATGGTTTTTTGTAACTTTCGCAACCCGCGCCTTCAAGGTGTACGGCGTTGACAAGCGCGTCAAGCGTTCCTACCTGCGCGAAAGCGGGGTTAATGGTATCACTTGCAAGATCTGTCATAGCGGTAGAGGACGACGCAACGGCGCGAAGTTCGATTGTCACTTTATCGCCCTTTTTAAGCAATGCCGCGCGTTTTTCGAGTTCTTCTCTTGTTTTTACGGCGCGCTGTTCCGCATTTGCTTGATCGTACACAACGCCGTTTGCGGGCGTTACGGTCGGCTTACGAGCGGCGCGGAGTTCTTCTTCGCGTTGTTCGTCCGACTCGATTTTCTTTGCGATTTCGATTGCAAAGTTAAGTTTTTCGATTTCGGCGCGGATTTCTTCAAGACGCTTTGCGTCGGTTTCGGGTTTCTGTACTTCTGCCAAAAGAGCGGCGCGTTTTTCGATAAGTTCCTTAATGTTCATAGTTTTTTTGTTCCTCCAAAAACAAGAATTTTTCTTTCGCAAGGTTTAATGCCGCTTGCGAGTCGGCGTCGCGCTGTCGCTTTTCGTTATCCAACGCCGCCGCCTTCGCGTTATCCAACGCGATTTTGTCGTTATCCAACGAGGCACGGGAACGCGCGTTAATCGAGGTTTGCGGATATGCACCGTCGTTTACGGCTGACACTTCGCATACCTTTGATATTTTCGTAATTCGGCGAACGGGCATATCTTTATCAAGATCGCTCCAATCTTCGCCCGATACCATTATTCCAAACGCAAAAGACATATCCTCAATGTCGCCGCGCGATACCGCCGAGCATAGTTCGCGGGCGGTAGAATTGTTTTTGACGTCAAGCGTCGTTTCAATGTGCATACCGACGTTGTCGATTGCAATATCCATTGTAGAACGCTTGCCGCGCCTATGACGGGCAAGGGGTATCATTGCGTCGTTGTGGTTAATCATAAACTTGACGTCGGATAAATCCGCGTCGTCGAGTGCGTGCGGGTCGATTTCCTCAAAGAAATAATCGCCGATTGCCGTACGCTGATTAAACACGATCGGGTATCCGTCGATAATTCCTTTTGTCGGCTCTATCTGCGCCGACTGCACGTCGGACGCAAAACGACGGAATATAACGGCGTTTGTTTTTTTATCAAATTCGGGCATTATTTGTCGTCCTCCTTATTTTTCTCTACGACGGGCGTTGCCGTCGGTTTCTTTCCTTGCGATAAAGACGTTAGTTGATATTGATTTGCAATCGAAACGTCAATGTAGTTAAGCGAAACGCGGGTCGGCTCGCCGTCGGGGTCATATCCCAACAACTCGCGGCGTTCGTCGCGTGAAAGTAACGCGTCGTCTTTTGTCATTTCCGCGATTGCTTGCCGACGAGCGAAAGATAACGATTGTACAATCTTGTCGTAATACTTTATCGAACGACCGTACGCAAGTTGTCGCGGGGTAAATAACGTTATTTTGAAAGCCTCCGCGATTTCCAAAAGCAAACCTTCGACGGCTGTTTGATAAAACGCGGTGTATTCGTCGTCGGTGTATTTGCCGAGGTATATCGGCAACGATACACCAAACGGCGACAATATCTCGTCGCGCAAAAACGACAAAATGTTCGACGGAATATCCGTTGCGGAAATATTTATCGGTTGAAAGTCCGCCTCGTAGTCCGTAGCAACAATGCCGTATTTGCTATCAAAAAGGTGCGACTCAAACTCGGTGCGGGTTATCTGTTTTTTGTCTGCGTCCGCTACCGTTTTCATTGATAAGATACCTTTCAACGATAACGACGCCTCTAACGCTTTTGGCACGGACTCTTTGATTACGCTTAACGTTTGCAAGTTTCCGAGCATTGCGCGGAAGTCTGCGCGTCCGCCCGTATCACCGCCGAGATATTGATTTGCGCCGTAACCGAGTCTAACGTGGATTAAATCGCTATAAGGCAAGTCAAGCACGATTGCGCCGTTGTTTCCCGTTAGTTCCGCCCGCATTTCGCCGTTTTGGTAATATAACTTTATCGACGCGCACTCTATCGGATAAAAGCCGCGCGTAACGCGACGCACGGAGTCGGTGTCTTTAATCGGCACTTCGTCGTATGCCCAATAAATAAAACAATTTCGGTTTAATAGCGTTATGTATGCGACTTTGTACAAAAAGTCTTTAAGCCCGCAAAGAGGGTTTACACGCGCCGACAAAACCGCGTTTATATCGTCGTCGGCTACGACGATACGGCGCGGGTTTTGCATTTCAACAACCGACTTTAAGGAGCATTTCGATACTTCCTCGGCGACGCGGTGGACTGCCGTTTTGACAATATCCGACGCGGTAACGTCTTTGCCGAAAGAGGAAAAAACGACGGAATTTGCGTTGATTATTCGGTTGTAATTGCTCGCGCTATCCCAACCGAGCAAATTTTGTATCGCGGTTTTTAATGTTCCCAACGTCGCCGCCTCCTTTGACGAAAATAAAAAAGTGGGTCGATATGCTTAATAAGTACAAACTTATGTTTATACCTAAAAACAATATCGACCCACTTGTCTTTTTGTGTTAAAAAGATAGGGTACGCGCCGTAAAACGGCGGATATGCCTATTAAATTACTTCTATTTTACTCGATTTGCTATACGAAGTCAATGGTTTTTGCGATTATTTGCGAAAATTTGTTCTCTTTTTATCGTAAACGTGTACTCGCGCCCGCATTTCGGACAATAAAACGTGGCATTTATCAAACCGTCGCGGGCGTCGTATTTGCCGATTAAACGGTTGTGAATAGGGCAACGGACTTCGCGTATATACGCTTTGTTCTGCTGTTTTTGCTCGTCCATTTTAGCCTCCTATTTTTGCCATAAACGCGGTTTTACAAGTTCGCAAAGCGGCATACGCAATTACCTTTGACATTGTGCCGTCAATCTTGTTTCCGATATAGCCTACAATCTTTGTCGGCATTACAAAACCGCGGTTGTCGTACTTGATAGCGGCGTTGCGGAAGTTCCACCGACAAATAGCGTTGTTGTTGTAATTTATAAGCCGCGCCCGCAAATCTTCTTCGACATTGCGCGTCGGAACATTAAGCGTTTCGGGTGTCATACGAATTTTAACGGGTACGTTTTGCCCGAAATGTTTTGCGGTTTGCTTTGCAAACTCTTTTGCGTGCCATTCGTCATAGCCGACGACGTAAGGGCGTATGTTGAATTTTTGGTATATTTCCCAAAGATACTCGGCAATTATAGCGTCGTCAATGACGTTGTCGTTTATAATTCGACATAAACCTTCCGCCGCCCATTGCCGATAGTCTTTCTTTTCGGGGTTAGTGGGGGAGTCGGTAGACTGCCCGTCGCCCGCCTTAACCTCGGTAACGAAGTACATTGTGTGCAAATACTTGACGGGATCGTTCGGTCGCATAAAAAGATACGTTACGGCGCAAAGGTCGTTTGTTTCTGCAAGGTCAACACCGACAATACACCAACAATTTTGAAAGTCTGATAAATCAAACGTTGCGTCGCACTCGATATATTTTTCTTCGAGCCACGCATTAGACGAAAGTTGTTTGATATTAAATTCTTTCGCAAGCGTAAACGCGCGTTGTGCGCCGCTTTTGCGGGCTTTATCCACGAGATCGCGTAAATCGGATTTCTTCTTCACGACGCCAAGCATAGGGTTTGACTTCGCCCAACTTGACTCGTCGTTCCACACTTCCGCCTCGCTGTCTTGCGTGTAAAGCCATATAAGCCAACGCGGGGCGTCGTCCTCGCCTTTAAGCACTTTCCGCGCGTCTTGTAACCGTTCGTCGAGGTATCCGTCGCGAACGATACCTTCGGTCGTGATTTCAAAGAATAACGGCTCGTCTTGCGTTGTAAGCGACGAGCGGAGGGGCATTATGGTTGACCCGTCTTTCATTTCGTGGACTTCGTCAACGATAACGATTTTAAGATTTCGACCTTCTTTTGCTCCCGACTTTGCGGACATTTTTTTGATTGTACCTTTGTTTTGCGCCGAAAACTTACCCGTCTTTTTGCGTTGTTTCGGATTGCCGAAAAAGATACCTTTAATGTTCTTTCGGGTTACGCGCGATACGGCGTGCGACTCCTCGCGGAACGCGTTTATACAATCGAATATCAAACCCGCTTGATCGTAGTCGTTCGACGCGCACATTACTTTTTGCCCCGCCTCGCCGCAAAACCATTCTGCAAGCGTCAATGCGCCCGTAAAAGGTGTTTTGCCGTTCTTTCGCGCAATAAGCATTAAAACCTCTTTGAAACGACGTACCCACCGACCGCCGCCCAACAACTCGGCGTCGAATATGTAAAAACCGAATATCGCCTCGGCAATCGCTTTTTGACATAGTGTCAAAATAAACGGTTTGCCCGCAAACGGGCTTTCGAAGTGTTTTACTTCTTTTTCAATAAAATTTATGCGCTTGTGTGCCGCGTCCAACGTAAAACGGTAAACGTCGGTGCGATAAAAAATATCTTGCACCAAACTTTCAAGCGTTGTTTTTAATTCGCGCCCGATAACGATTTCGCCCGACCGACAACGCTTGTAATACTCGATTAAAAAACTATGCTTGCCGTCGATAACGTCGTTTAACGCTTGCCACCCCGTAATAGGCACAATATCGGGGTTTACAAGTACCCACTCGGCGAAATTATCCGCCGCCGATAAATTATTCGTAGTCGGATAAATCGTCGCCGTCGTCGCCATTTAGCCCGCCGAGTAAATCCTTGTTGAGTTTCTGCATTGCCGAAGTATATTGTGCCATATACTTTACTCGCATTTTTCCCGCCGCCGTTTCGCGTTGCACCGTCGGGTTTTTCTTGTCGTACAAAATCGACGGCAAGTTTTTTATCATTTCAAGATTTGCGAAAACCTCCGCCACCTTGCGGATAAGTTCGGAGTAAATTTTGATTTTGATTTTATCGACGCCCGCGTCCGCAAAAAGTTTTACGAGTCGGTCGTATTCCGCATTTGCGATTTTTTCTTTTTGGTTTTGTTCGCTTGTCATTGCGTCCTCCGTTTTATCTTTTCAAAACTTTTTGAAAGAAAAGTCAAATTTGCGGTGTGTGTGCTAAATGCCCGCGGCTGGGAGTCTTTCGGCGGTCGGAAAAATTTTTTAAGGTAGGGGGGATCAAAATCATTCCGTAAATCTTTGCCAATAGTTCTCAATCCAACCGATAACGGCGTCGCGTGCCGCTACCCGCTTTATATCTTCGTATACTCGCTTGATACAATCCTCTTTCGGCGTGTCAATGTGTACAAGTTCCGCTCCGTATTCCCGCACGAAATTATCGCGGTCGATACGGTCGGGATACATACCGATTATGTATGCGTCTTGCCATTTGCGACGCGGAGTCGCCGTCCGTATCTCGTCAAGCAAATAATCGCGCACGTTAAACGCTACGCGCTTTGTAGCGTCGGGCTTGTCGTATTCGCCGCATATACATATCGCCGAGTGTATTCGGTCAAGTTCGACGATAATATCGTTTCGCGTTGCAACTGACGCAACGTAAGTTGTCTTGCCCGCATACGGCGATCCGTAAACGAGGTAGACGTGTTTTACACCGACGGCGTTACCGAAACGCGAGTGTGCGGCGTTGTGGCAAGTGTGGCAAAGCACTTCGATATTATCGGGGTTAAGCGTAATGTTTGTGTCGTCGATATTGTCGAGCGTGAGTTCTATCTTGTGGTGCGGTCGTAGTTCGCTTATGTCGAATACGCCGCCGCAACGAGAGCAAACACCGCCGCTTTTAACCTTGCACGATTGCGCGAGTTGCAAGTAGTCTTTACGGCAATAAAACGCGTGTATCGGGTCAAGTGGCATTATACACCCTCCCAACCGTCGGGCGGCATTTTGCCTTGTTCTGTAAGTTCCAAAGCCTTTTTGCGCAACGCTATCATTTGCGGATCGCGCGCAAACTCCGCCGAATAGCGGTTAATCAACAAGAATTGCAACATTCCCGCGTCGGGTTTGGCGTAACGCTTGTATCGCTTTGTTTTGTAGGCAATAACCTTACCGTCAAGGTCTTTAACTTCGTCGGTTGTTTCTTCGTAATACTCATATCCCATAGCCACACGATAAGCGTTGTCGAGCAAATCTTCTTTGCAATGTTCCTTCGCGCGTAAAAGTGTTTCGGTTAATTCGGGATTATCACGCTTATATTGCGCCCATTGCGTTTTGCCGACGCCGTAATATTCGCACAAGTCGCCTTCGGAAACACCACACCGTACATAACGCTCAATATCGGCTAAATAAGGTTTTACCTTATTTCCGTATTGCGACGGTGCGCCGCGTTTCTTTTTTTCGGTGGTTGTGGCGGTTGTTTTTGGTTTCTTTTTTGCGGTGGTTTTTTTCATTTTTTTGTTTTTACCGTCTGCAACAACGTTATTTTGATTTTGTTTCGGCATTTTTTACCTCCTATTTTCGCTCGCTGACAAAACCGCTTTTGTGATTATAAGCGGCGGCGTTACCGACAACGAAATAAGCAAGGGAACGCAACACGCTATCCACGAAAGCGAGATTGCGTCGCACAACTTACATATAACGAATATCGCCGAAAGCGGAACGCACACAACACAAATAAGACAAGCGACAATGTATATTGCGGAAAGTGCTTTTTTCATTTCAAGCCTCCTTTAATGCGTTTTATACCTAAAACCGCCCAACCGTCTTTTAAGCCCTCAAATCCCTTCAAAATACAAGTAATTTCAACCATAACGCGCCGCCCCGTGTATATTTCGTTCGACCATTCGCGGAGCAAGAGCAAGTCGCCGACCATATAATCGCGGTCGTCAAATCGCACCTCGAACGTTTTTAGTCCTTTCGCAACGCTGTTAAAGTAAGCGGGTAAAATTTTCAAATCGTGTATTTTCGGCATTGTAAGCCTCCTTGTATAAATAATTTTTCTATGCGTCCGCATTTGCCTCGGTTGTTTAGGTGTGTTACCGTTTCGTGTTGCCAAATACAAACAAAATCGTCGGGAGCGGTGTATTCGCTGATAATCACGATATGCCCCGCGGCTGTCTGAAGTCTGCACCAATCCCAAAACTCCGCCGTGTCGAATTTTTCGCCGCCATAGCCGACGCCCGTTGAATACGGCGGGTCGCAATAAATCAAAACCCGCTCCCGCGCGGGAAAACGCAAGTCGCGATAGTCGGCATTGCCGACAAGGATATTTCGGAGCAATGGTAATTGACGTTTGAAATTTGCCTTGCTTTCCTCAAAATAATTACGCGTTTTGCCGTTTTTCGTAATAGCCGTCGCGCCGTAACAACCGCCGTAAACACGGGAATTATACGAGGCGAATAAAAGCACCGCCGCACGATACCACGCCGCATAATTGCCCTTGTTGTCGCGTACGTCGTAATATTCCTCGCGGGTCGGCGTATGCAACGAGTCAAGCAACGCGGGATTATCGCGGCAAGTTTCGATTAAATCGCAAACGAGCGGGTCAATATCGTTGCCGAGTCGGTATTCGCATTGCACTTTGTCAATAACGTTAAAACCGCCCGCGAACGGCTCGACGTATTGTTTGATTTTATATTCGGATATGTAGCCTTGCAATATCGCGACGATTTCGTCGGCAAATTTCGCTTTACTTCCGATATATTTCACGTTGTACCTCCGTTTAATTTCGTTTTTTCATTTTGACATACAAATACGCGCCCGAAACATACTCGCTCGTTTTGCCGTAAAATTGCGTCATTTGATAGCCCTTGTAAAGGTTTTCAAAGACGGCTTTACGGTTTGCCGTTTCCCGATAAAGACGATTGACCTTGCGGCGAGTGAATTTACAATCGGCAACCGTGATTTGCGGTTTTTTCAAGTTCTTTGACGCAATATACCGTTTTGCGCCTTTCGGGTGTTTCATTATGTATCGCGATAAGCCCTCGTATCCGCTATCGTCGGCAACGAGTCGCCTTGTATTGTTGCGTCCGCCGTTTTTCCATAAGTCCTCCATAACGTCGCGGTCGGGAAAGTTCGTTACTATGTGGTGGTGGACGCGGATTTTGCCTTTTTGCGCGTCGTTTTCAAATTCCGTAACGTAAACGTATTTTAACGGCGGGTAGCCTTTGCGTTCGGCGTGATATTTTAGACGACGAATAAACTTTGACATTTCTTTTTGCGCGTCGGGTAAGGACTTTGGAAGTTTGCGGCTTTCGTATGTAAACGTTCCCCAAAAATCCGAGTCCGTAAAGTTAGCGTTTACAAGACGAATAACGTTTTTTGTTGCGTTTTTGTGATTTAGTCGTTTTTGTGCGTCGCGGCTTTCTTTTGTGCGTCGCGCTCTTGCCGTTGAAGTGTGCGTATCCCAAATCGGGTATATTTCAACTTCAAGCACATTGCCACTTTTGATTGTCTTTGTCCGATACTTGATAATGTGCCGATCTTCAAGTACGGATAGGCGAGCCTCATTTTCTTCTTCTTGACTGAATATCTCGTCAAAGTCGTATTCGTTCGGGTTTAGCGAGTAATGCTTTGCCATAGTACCTCCGTATGAATAGTGCAAGAAAAAGACAAAGGACGTAGGGGTCTTGCCCCTACAACCCCGCAAGGCTCAAAGGAATATATCACGGGGCGGTTTTCCGACCTATAATTACTCTCTTTGAAAAAACGGAGTGGTGGCGCACTCACTCGGAATACGTTTTGCGATTATCCCTTTCGCTTGCCTTTGACCGTACCACAACGCCAAGCGGGCGAGTCAACCGTTTGCTTACGCAAAAATTTTCTTGCGAAAATTCGGGGCGGTGGACTCTGCTTGACGCCGTGGTTTATTACGGTCAAGGCGAAAGGGAATAAATCACAAAACGGAATTACCGAGCGTATGTTCTCGTCGATAAGATAATACTTCATTACGAGGACGCAAAAGCACCCGTTATAACGCGCAAAGTGTTGACTTTTAGCCTCCGATATGGTATAATAATAATCGGTTTGGTTGACTACATTTTGTCAAACCTTTGCGGGCGGTCGGAAGTGCCAATTTCGCCGCCCGATCCTTTGTCTGATTGTTGCGATTGATTGTCGCGTAATTATTTGCCGTTCGACGTTCCCGCGTCGGCGGCTTTTTCTTTTTGTTCGATTGTGGATAACCTCGCGTCAAGTTCCGCCACCGCTTGACGGACAAAATCCGACTTGCTTAAATATCCCAACTTTCGCAACGCGGCGGGTGCAAACACTCGTTCGGCTACGTCGCGCGGGATTTCGACGGTAAGGTTATACAAGTTTTTATCACGACGGCGAGCGCGTTTTTTAACCGCCGCCTCGGTGGTGGATTGTCCGCCGCCCGTTGCGTCGTCCGTTTGCGGTACAAGTTCGATTTCGTGCGGGTCGTAAATATCGAGAGGAGCGCACGAAAGAGTTTTACAAATCGTTTCGAGCGTTTTCGGCAACGGTAAACAAACGTCGTTGACAAATTTACTCATAAGCGGATTATCGACGCGCGGGTCGGTCTTTCGGACGTCCGCTAAAACGTCTTTTTGCATTATGCCGCGTTGTAGCATTATTTTTTTATACCTTGACATTGATTGCCTCCTTGTTTGCCGTATTTGCATTTTCAAAGAGTCTTTCGGCGTGATAATCACGCAAAGAATAAAATACGTCGCACTCGCAACACATACCCGCCGCCCGATATTCGGGGCATAGGCATTTGACGTTGCATAATTCCCGCTCCGTGATTTCTTCCGCACGGTCGTATATCTCTATAAATTCGTCATTATCGCCGATACCAACGCAATTACGCGGGTTTACGGCGTTAGTATCAACGTAAACGTCGGCGTAAATCTTGCGCGTGTCGCCGCCGTAAAGCCTTATGTTTTCGGGTACGTTTTCGTTTATGTAGTCAAAGGTTATTCCGTGCGCTTTACACCACGCGACCGCCTCGTAAAGCAATTTGCCACTTCTGCAAGTATGCAAAATCAATATATTGCCCGCCGCCGCAAGTTTCTTTATATAATATAATGAATAAGGGAGCGGCTCGCCGATAGAGGGGTATTTGTTCTTACACAACGTGCCGTCAAAGTCTACGGCTATTATTCGAGGGTGTTTGACTTTCATATCAAACCTCCAATTTTGCGCCGTCGGAATAAGTAAAACAAATCGTAATAATGCTTTTTGCGCCGCTTGACAAACTTACTTTGATACGTCCGACGTTTATTACGGCTTTTGCTATTTTGCCGTCAATAATAGATATACCGACGCTTAACAAAAGGTCGTGCAAGTCGCCCGAAAGGTCAACGCCGCGCGACGCGCTGTATTCCGTAAAATCGTCAAGTCTTTGACGAAGTTTTATAATGTTGTCGGCGCGTTCTTTTTCTTTGCGCAACTTTTCTTGATATTCGCGCGCCTCGAAACAATCGCAACGTATCGTAGCCGCCTCGTCCGCCTCGGCTTGACTTAAATACGGCGCGTCGGGCAATGTTTGTTTGCCGCAAAAACGACAAGTCGGGTAAAACGTGTCGTCTTTTTCTTCAACGTAACCGTTGTACATTTTGTTACTTTCCATTTTTAACCTCCGTTTTGTCCGCATTTGCGGCATTTTTTAAGATTTGTTTTCGCGTGCAATCGCCCTTGCATTTACTTACGGGCAACGTACAATTTTGACAAGCGACGATATATTTACTTTCTTTGTTCGTTTTCGTCATAATCGCCGCCCGTTAATTCTTTGGGTCGTTTGTTTTATTCCATATCGGCGCAAACGACGTACCGTGTTCGGCGTTGTATTTGTTGAGTCTTGCGAGTTCGCTTTCGTTTAGGATTTCCGCCGCGCGACAAGCAAGTTTATAATCGTCAAAAATAAAACGCTCGCAATTACGGGTAAAATATCCGTCTTGCGAATATATTTGCAAAAACTTTTCGTCGGGAAGTACGTTTAGGTTGTTTTTTATGTCGTTCGACGTAAAATCGCGAGTAAAATTATTGCCGTCGCCGTTGTATCCGTGTCCGCGTTTACGAAATACCCGAAAATGCAAATCACGATAGTATTGTATCGCCCAATAATCCGTAGATACTTCTTGTTTAATAACGTACACTTTAACCGTTGCAACGGTAAAATGTTGCACGCTGACGACCGTTTCGCGGGAGCGGTAGCCTCCGCAAACGGGGCAATCAAAAGTTATCCCGTTTATCGTTAGTTTTTTCTCGTCATTACAAACGCGGCAAGGCGACGAGAAGTCGTTTCTTTCGCGTGTGTCTATAACGTAAAAAATATCGCCGATAGATATTTTTCGCGGGGCGTCGTAAAATATATTTGTTTCCATATTGCTTTTGCTCCTTTACATAAAATCAAATATTGACATTTGCGACCGTACGGCGTCGAGCCATTTCGTACCCGCCGCGTATTCGACGGGATCAATTTCAAAGCCGATATAGTCGCGTTTAAGGCGATAGGCGGCAACCGCTGTCGAGCAACTACCCGCGAACGGGTCGAGTATCAAATCGCCTTCTTTGGTGTGTTGATTGATAATTTGCAACAAAAGATTTGTCGGTTTTTGGTTTTGGTGTATTTGTTCTTTTCCCGCCACCTTTGGAAAGTGCCATATGTCCTCCAACCGCGGCATATCGGGTTGAAACGGGGCGCGTCCTTTGTTTGCATAAATGATAAACTCGTAACGTTTGCCGTATTGTGCGCCCAAATCGCCCGCGGTGTGATTGCCTTTATCCCATACAATAAGGTTTTTGACGGTAAAGTATTTTTCGACTTCTTGTTTGAAAAAATCGACTTTATCACTTCCGCAAAACATATAAAGCGGGGTGTTGTTTTTCATAACGTCATACAAAAGGGGTATAAGGTCGATTATAAGTTGCGGGTTATCGTCGTTTTGAATAGCCTTGCAAAACTTATGCGATTTATCTTGCCTTCTGCGCGTTTGATAATTGATAAGGTAGGGCGGGTCGGTTATTACGCAATCAACGCGTACCCCCCCCCCGCAACATATCGCGGATACCGTCGAGGCAATCAACGTTGTATATATGGTTTCGTTCGATTGTCATTTATGACCTCGCATTACGACAACCATTGACGGGAACGGCGCGGCGTTTTTGCTTTCGTTGAAGTGCAATCGACCGCGAATAAACCGTACTTCGTGTTTTTGGTATATGTAGTCGTGAAAATATGACGTATCCGTTCGGGCGGGTATTAGCATAACAACAAGTATTGCTCCTCCCGAAAGGGTTTCTCGGTAAGCCTTTTCGACCCACTTTGAAATATCGCGACCATAAGGCGGATTGCAAAACACCGTTTCGCCGCGCCAACTTTGCGCGAGTCCGTCTACTTCCTTTGTAAAGTAGCGGGCGCATTTCGCATTTTGCGGCGTCGCGCACGGATCGAGCGTAAAATCAAACTCTTTGTTGAGTTCGTCGAAAAAGGCTTGCGGGGTTGCCCATTCGTTTGTATTGCTTAAAAACATAGCGTCGTTAATCATTGTCGCGCCTCCTATGTTCTTTTGCGAACGGGCAAGTTGCAAAGTGCGATATGTAGCCTTTGCCGCTTATTACGGGTTGCAAGCCCGACGAGGTTATCGGTTTTTTGATTATGGTTGCACGACGTACGCGTCCGTCGTCGGTAACTATTAAAGACGAGCCTTTGTAATTCTCTTGATAGTCTACCGCGGGAACGTCGCAAGGCATTGACCGCCCGTTTTGAGTCTTTATCCATACAATCGGCGCGCCGCAACTTTTACACGTTGTAACTTTCATTCGTTCCCTCCGCGGGTTTGACATTTAACCCGTTTTCCGCCGCCTCTTTGCGGCAAGCGTCGTATTTATCGACGTGTCCGCAAGGGTTGTCCCAACCGTCGCAAGGCAACACGCGCGATCCGTCATACGATCGTACGTTTTTTATTTGTCCGCGAGGTTGTCCGCAAATAGGGCAAACCCACCACAATTTAACGTACATACCGTAAACGCCGCCGTGTTGTTCGCGGGCGGGTATATAGACTGTTTTTATATCGTCCGCCGCCCGTACTTTTACCGCTTGCGCAAGCCGTATCGGGAGTACGACGTCGGCGTTGCATTTGTCACAACATTCGCCACCGTCCATTACGGGCGCGGGGTTGTTTCCGTAACCCTCAAAAGGTTTTTTACAAATACAACAAATCTTTTTATCTTTCATTTGTCCGCCGCCTCCTTAATCTTTCGTTTGTGTATCGCGGTCGGGGCGGGTGTCGCTTTTGCGTTCCCATAGAAAAGACTTTTTGCCCGCTTTTGCGCGCTTGTAATCAATCGCAAACCACAAGGCAACCGCCACCGTTAAAACAACAATAAGTAAAAACAAAACAACGTTAAGTATCATTTTTCGCCTCCGATTTGAAATAGTTTTTAATTTCTTCGAGTTTTTTTACGGTTAAACGCGGTAAAACTTTTCCGCGCCCGTTGCATTTGTGGCAAATTCCGTCGTCAACCCTTGTATAAGCAACCGCGATTGAATAATTGCCGCAACCACCGCACCGCGGACAAACAACCGCAAAACGGCGTAATACTTTGCGAAACGCTATTGCGTAAAGTTCTTGCGGGTCTTTAAGCGTCATTTTGTCTTTGCTTTCAATATCGGGGAACGCCGACAAAATGAGTTTTCGATCTTGCTCTTGCAAGTTGTTAAACTTAATCGCCCAAAATTCGCGCATTGCGTCGTCGCCGATAAATGTATTTTCGATTTCTTTTTCTTGTGCTTGCGTTTCGGTTATACCGCTATAACCGTAAAATTGTCCGCCGCCGACATAATATCCCTCGTAATAATAGGGCGAGGGGCAATAATTAAAACGCGGGTCTTTTTTGTAGATAACAAGTTTTGTTATAATGCTTTTCATATCCGCCGCCCCTCAAAGTCCTTTGATTACGTCGCGCACAAGCGCGAGTAATGAGTCCGCCGTAACGTCTTTAACTACCGTATAGCCGCTTTCATAAAATAGCGTTACGATTTCGTTATGTTCGCCGTCGGTGCGATATATGACATTGATAATATCAAGCCCCATTGCGACGATAAGCGGTTTAAGGTGTTTTTCGACAAAACGCTCCTTGCGTTGTTTTTCCGTTTCCTCGGTGTGTTCTTCCGCGCTTGCGGGGGTTGCCGTTTCCCCGTAAAGAATTATCATTGCGTTTTCGTAACGTGTTAAAGGGAGTCCGAGTTTTTGCTTTGCCTTTATTTTGTTTAATGTTTCCGTGGTTTGGTTGTTCATTTTGTGCCTCCTTTGACTATTCGCTTACTTTGTCGGTGTACTCTTTAATCGCACGGCGTAAGACGTCCGACATTGATAAATCTTCCGCATTTGCGATACACAATAGTTTGTCGCGCATTTCTTCGGTAACGAATACCGTTAAACCGACGCGCTTTTGTAATACTTTCGCGTTGTTCGTGCTTTCCGTCATTGTGGATACCTCCTTAAAAAATAAAAATAGGCTTGTCGCATTGACAAACCTATAAATTACGGGGTTTTTGCTTTTATCGGGCAATAGGCTTATCAACTTTTAACAAACCTATTGTAAATCTTCACTGAAATTGTTTTAATACACTTGCAAGAAACGAAAAAGTCCTGTATAATGTTTTGGTATATGGGGACATATACCTTTGCCAAAGGGTAAAAAAGAATTTCGGAGAACATGAAATGACTAAAAAAATTACTCGCTTATTCTGCATCGTTTTAGCGCTGGCGCTTGTCTGCACCTTTGTCGCGGGCTGCTCCATGTTTCAGACAAACGCCGACCGTTACAGAGAAAAGACCGCTTTTAAGGTAGGGGAGCAGACGGTTACCGTCGGAGCCCTCGAGGACTTTATAAACACGAATATGGCAAGCTATCTCAATCAGGGCTACGATGCTCAGTCCGTTTGGGACGCGCTCATGCCGCAGTTTATCATGAACTACGTGCTGGTGGACATGCTTAAAGAGGATTTGCCGTGGCCCAAGGTCACGCAGACGCATTCCGCCGCTTCCGATTATCCCGATTCTGAATTTCTGAAAAACGAGAACGACATGGAGTTCATCATGAAAACCGTCAAAAACTCGCTTTATCAGTCGCTGGATTCGCTTGTGGAAACGGAGCTTAACAACAAATACGAGCTGAACGCCGCGGAGGAGGAAGAGGAGCGCAAGGAAAACGTAATCCCCGAGGACGAGCTGAATCTACCCTTGGGCGGGCTTACCCTCAACGACTATGACGACGACATCGAGGGGCTTGACGAGGATTTGGCAAAATACAGAGCGGACGACGAGCTGACTGTGGACAGCATACTCAACGGCTACAAATTCGAAGACGAAAACGACCCTCTTTTGCTTGACGCTTTGGCAAAAGTAAACGACAGAATAGCGCGCAACGAGGACGCTTCCGACGACGAAAAGGTCGCGTTTACCGCTAAGGAATACATGACGGCGCAGAAAGCGGCTTTCAATTCGCTTACGCGTTCCGTGGAACAAAATTATTACGGTTGGTCTTTGGCGCAATTTATCGACTATCAGATAAAGAGCACCGTTTTCAACCGTCTTGCGCAGGAGTACACCATGGTGTACTACGAGGGTATTGAAACCGAGGGGGAAGGTCAGCAGCTTATTCTTTCCAAACTTGTGGAAAAATACGAAAACCTTAAAGCCGCGCAGGAGGAGGATTTCAGACTCCATCCCACCAAGTTCGAAACCTTTGTGACCTCTCTTTCGGACACGAGCTTTATCTATACCGTGCCCGCGCAGTATGAAAACGAGTATGCTTTCGTCAAAAATCTGCTCATATCTTTCAGTGACGAGCAGAAAGCCGTGCTGGAACATTACGGAAACGTATACGGAAAAAACAGCGAGACTTATCTCGCAAAGCGGGACGAGCTTGCGACTCAAATCAAAGCTACGGATTTTAAGAGCGAAAAGGACGAGGACGGAGAGTACGCCAAGCTCGAAAACATCTTTACAATATCGGAAGGAGAGGTTACTTTTGCAGACAGCGTGCTCAAAACGGCTCTCGAAGCCGTGAGCAAGCCGCAGGATTTTGCGGCGCTGATAGACCGTTACAACGAGGACCCCGGCGCGCAGGGCGCTACCTATGATTACGTGGTAAAGGTCAAGGAGCCCGACGCGGCAGGCACGCAGGACAGCTGGGTAGCCGAGTTTTCCGCCGCCTCGCGCGCGGCGATAGCCGAAGGTCAGGGGAGCTACAAAATCGCGGTGACCGATTACGGCGTGCACATAGTCTATTTCACCGATTACGTCAAGGCGGAAACCTTCGACTTTGCAAACGACAGATACACGCAGGGCACCGCCGCGTACAGATTTTTCAAAACCTATTACGACGCGGTCAAGGCTACGGTTTACAACGACATAATGCAGTCGCGTTACGACAGCTATTTTGACCAAAACAAAATTTCGGTTGAAAACAAAAATATCAAAAATTTGCTAAAACAGCTTGGCGTGGAGCTGAAATGGCAGCTTTGAAAAACAAGGAGTCGCTTGACGGCTCCTTTCTTTTTAAAAATTTTTTTGACTTACGCATAAAATTCTCAAACAGTCAAACACTAATTTTGCTGACAGAGATTCAGGAAAACAAGAGGTGTTTATGTCGCTTGGAATCACACGCAAAATCGACGAGCTTGGTCGCATCGTCGTGCCCAAGGAGCTTAGAAATACGATGAACCTCAAAGAGGGCAGTCTGATGGAAATCACTGCCAACGAGGACAGTATTGTTATGAAAAAGCTTTCTCCTTTGGACAGAGGCAGAGAGTTTGCCGCGCTGATTGCGGACACGCTTTCAAGGCAAACGGACGGAGCTATGGTTTACGTCGTCAGCGACGACGAAATCGTTGCAAAATGCGGCAAAGGCAGCAGGGATTTGGACGAGATTCCCGAAGCGGTTAAACACCACATCGACAAGCACCGTTATTCGGGCGGCACCGTCGTTGCAGGCACGGGAGACAACGCCGCCGAGTTTGTCGTAACGCCCATTTCGGCGGACGGCGAGCTTTACGGACATCTTGTCACAACGCGGAATTTCTCTCTTTCGGGAGAGTTGAGTAAATTCGCGGCTGCTTTGTTTTCCACTTATCTCGGTTAG